TGATTATTGACCCAATAGATTTGGCAGATAGACTATATGAACTTTTGCAAGCAAAGAATACTAATGGTGGATATGTTGTAAAAAAACAACACAGAGAAACAGTAATTATGGCAGAGCACTTACTAAGGGAGTTATTTAGAAAATGAATGAAGAACTAATGAAAGATTTTTGGACTCAGGTCAATGAGATTGAGCAGTTAAGCTGCAAAATAAATAGCTGTCAGTCTATAATCACCATCTGCGCAGAAAGAGCTTTAGGTGATGACTCTGGCGCATTGTGGGCAGCAGCAGATATTCTTAACGATATAGAGTCCAAAATGGATGACAGAGTTCACAAGCTATGCGCAATCTATAGACAACTCAAAGAACCAGTTAAAAAGGCTAAAAACAAATGACCCTAGAAAAAGACTTTACCCTGTCAGAAGATGAACTAGAAGTAATCAGAGCAGCAATTAGAAAGACTATGGCTGAGTATTTGGCTAACCAGAAATGATTAGATGGTCAGGAACTATCCTCTGTTTATGCGGTATAGCCCTGACTAGTCTCAATATATACCCTTTAAACCTCTTATTTGGGCTTGTAGGCAGTTTTTTGTGGACAGTCCAAGGCTACCTATACAGGGACAATGCTTTGCTCTTAGTGGAGCTTGTAGCAGTTTTTATTTATCTAGCAGGAATAGTTAGTATATTTGTATATTAACTAAAGTTTCATGCACTTTTGTATAGAATAAGAAACATTATTCCCTATCGGGAAATGTGCAAATCACCTAGTCCGTTAGAGGATTTACACAACTATAAAGTTAAACAGTCCAGATTTTTCCTCGGAAAGTAACTTCACCAGCAGCCTCATCCCAGACTTGAATTAACTCAGGTGGTAGCAACTTGCCATCAACAAAAGTTAGGACTGCGAATCCACTTCGCCAATCTTTAGGGTTGTCCTCTGTGTAATCTACAAACTGGTCTCCCATTGGATTAGCTAGGCATCCTGTTTGAACACCATAGCGAGTACCCTTGTAGTCTGTAAATGGTTCTACCTTTAATTGGTGAGTGTGACCTGTGATGATAGAAGTACCGGCAAAAGTTGTATTGTTCGATCCTGCATAGCGACCACCCTTCCACCTGTGTTTAATCACAGTATCGTCATTAACCCAGAATGACCAACAAGGCTTCCATAGCGGAAAATGGTCTTTAAGGGTAAATCCTTGGACTCCTTCATAGTGCGGAGCTTGTGCTGCCAAGAAGTTCTCGAATCTAGCATCATGGTTTCCAAGAGTCCAGATAAGGTTAGACTTATGAACTGAGGCTTCTTCGATAGCAGTTAGATGCTCTTGGACAGCCTTGAGTTCTTCAATCACAGAAGGCTTAGAATCCCATCCAATCCTAGGATGTCGGCTAATAGATGCGCCATCAAAGGCATCTCCATTATTTATAATAACTTCAGGCTTATGGGCTTTAATGAAGGTTAGCAATGCTCTAAAGGCTGTGCTGTAATCATCTGGATAGAAGTGGGCATCAGAGAAAACAACTACTGTGCCATTCTCAATGACTGTTCCTCTGCGGACAGAGTGCCTAGTTTCTTCTAACTTTTCTGTTAGTTTTTGCTTGGCATCAGCTTTATTAAAATTAATAGTTTGTTTTAATGGATTGTTTGTGGCTAAGGTTATATTGTATTTACCTTCTAGGAAGTTTCTGCGCCTCATAATGGCTCGAACATCCACACCAACAGCTTTGCTCATTGCAGTTGGTGATTGAATTTGTTTCCATAGCTCTATAAATTCTTGATCGGTGCAAGATCGCTGTGTCATTAAAGTTCCTTGGGGTCAAATCCTAAAGTAATAGCAATCTTATGCGATAGCTGATTAAACTGGTTGTCATGCTTATCCCAAACTTTGCTACCTTTTAGGTAGAGTCTCATATGAATAATCTCATGGGCTACAGTTTTAATAACAGTATCCAAGTGACCATTCTTTGCTTCAGATATTCTGATGACATGAGGCTCTGGCTCGTATTCACCTAAGCAGGTAGGGTCTTTATGAACCTCAAACACTACTTGTTTAGATGGTGGTAAATTCCACCGATTAAAGGGTGGCACACAAATTAACATCTCATATACTGCTTGAACAGTTTGTGGAGTGACTAATTTCATACCGCCTAGTTTCCTATAGTTTTATGACAATATCAAGACTCGAACATTTCTTTCTCATGGGTTCTTCTTGTAACTAAACCTTTTAAAACCTTGCCACCTGCCTTAGTCCAAACTAAAAACTGTTCCGCAGCTCCTTCAAAATCACTCCTATTAACTTTCATTCTTAGGGTAGAGTTCTGCAAATTACCTAAACCGACATTGAAGGAAAACGACACTAAAGCATCAAATTGCCCTTGTGTCAATGGAACTTTAATTAAGCGCAAGACTCCAGCTTCAAATCGAGCTAGGTCTTTTCTTAGGATTTCATCAATCTCCTCGGCACTTATAACCCTATCCCACCCACTAGGAATGGGAAGGGCTTTCCTCTCAGCCAATGGTACTTTTGCATGATTAGGATCGATGACATGACCGACACCAATAGTCCAAAGTAGGGCAGGGCATTGATAAGCCTTGCTCCTTACTCCTTCATCTTTCTTAATCTGGTCAATGCACTTTTGGCTTACTCTCACTTCTTGCTCCAGCCTCTTGAGCCGAACCAGTAACCGATAATAGCTCCAAGCATAGCCATCTCATCTTCGCTAAATATCATGTCTGTAGCTTTAAGGAAGTCATCGACATTGGTAATCAAAGTGCCATGATTGAATAAGTAGATGCCGATACCAATATTAATGATAAATAACTCAGCTACAAACAAATAGGTCACTATAGGTCTAACTGTGGCCACAAAGGTAGAAGCCCAAGGAGCAGCTTTCTCTAGAACCTTTGCATCATGGGCATAAGCAGCTTTAGTCATCTCAGCATCAGTTTCCATCATTACTTGGTCTGTGCGGATTTCTTCTACTTTGGCTTGAGCTAAGAAGCCTCGCTCCATCATCTGCAATTCTCTGTCAGTCTGCATCTGAGCTAGTTCTAACTCATGCTTCTTGTCAGACTTGTCTTGAAAGAACCCTAATAGGCTTGGCAGTCCTGATACTAATAGACCGCCTAGTGTTGAAATCAATGAAAACATACCTACTCCTAGTTATTTGATAATGGGTTATCTAAGGCTCGCTTAATCTTGTTATCTACTTCTTTTCGCATCTCTCTTAGATCCTTGTCTACATCTCTAGATAACTGCTTGCCATCTCTCTCGACTTGTTCTACTACCTTCTCAAGTCTGCGGACATCATTCTTAATATCATTCTTGATGTCTCTAGTGTAGTCATTGACCTTGGCTGAAGATTCTTCGAGTAGGGCTATCTTCTTGTCATAGCTAGTAAAGTCTGGGCTGACATAGTTTTGTATCGCTGAGCGCATACTCATATAGTCGTTATAGAACTCGAAAGCTCCCCAGAAAGCACCACCGACCACAGGAGCGATAGTTATAACCATTATCATTAGCTTATTAGTTAGTTTAAAACTAAAGCCAGCAACACTAATCTCTTTTTCTGTATTGTCCATCTACCATTTCCTCATGCTTAATTTGACTGTTTTTTGTTAAAAAGTAAAAAGCCTTGCCATTGTCCTGTATAGGTTTCTTGACAATCTGTAGGTACAACAAATCCACAATCTGAGGCGATTGAGGAATTGGTCTATCTACAACTACTGCTACAGCTTCTGGTGCTTTTGCTTTAATGGGTGCTTTTGGGTGTGTTTTTGGGTGTTCTTTCTTATCTTCCTTCTTTTCCTCTTTCTTCTCGGTCTGACTAGTTAGCTGACTAGTTACCTGACTAGGGGTATTCTGTCGAGCAATAACACTAGTAGGACTAGTTTGGCTTGTAGGAGAAGGAGCTGCAATAGCTTGGTTTACTACAGGATCTGCCACCAATTGCTGTTCTACTGTAACTGTTGTAGGTGCACTAGGTGTAACAATATTGGCTAGGGCATAGGCTTGTGCATACCCATCACAATCTCTATTAAAGAGTGCATTAATACTGCATTGGTTATTAAAGTAGGCTTGCTCATATCCCTGACAAGAAGTGCTATACAAGGTATTTAATGAGCATTGTTGCTCTAGGTATGCTTGCTGATAATTAGGGCATTGTGCGCTATACAACTGCGATATAGAGCATTGTTGAGCTAAATAGGCTTCTTGGTATCCTGCACAGCTAGAATTGTGTAAAGGATTAAGCAGACAGGGATTGCCAGTAGTTTCTGTTATATGGCTAAAACTACCTTGAGTAAATCCAGATCCATGATAATACTGATGAAACTCTCCGACATCTCCTGTCCTGCCTATAGTGACAGGTCTGTTAGGGCTGATATTGACCTGTTCATAGTGCATACCGATAAAGCCACTTGGTCTAATTTCTACACCAAAGGTATTTAGATTCTGTGGGATTCCAAACTCTGAGATATTTTCCCAGACATATCGCTGATATTGTGGTGTGCCTTCAGTTAAGAACCGACCTGAGTAGTTAAGAAGATCAGTCTGCAAAGGCATGATGGCAAAGCTAAATGGAGTGCCATTGTTATTTCTTAGGTCAAATCCTGAACAACACCAACTATTTGTCGGATTGAGGAAACCAACAACACCATTGCTGAACATATAAGACTCAGTAAACACACGACCATAGTAAGGAAAAGAAAACTGGAGTGGAACTCTGACATATCCATCATCAGATATTTGATGTTGAATGACTTGTGTGTGACTTAATGTCGGTAGATATAAACAAGTACCGACAATTAGTGACAGCAGCCACTTCATTTAATCTTAGGTCTGTCTGGAATCATCTTAGGGTTAGCAAGCCAATAATCTTTAGCCTGAACCCCTACCATTCCCTCTACAGGACAATAAGTACCGGCATCCCACATACCCCACCAGATAGCAGAGTCTTGGCACATCACCGATACAGCAGCAGTTTTCATCTGCATTAAAAACAATGATTCAGCTTTGACAATCATCTCGCAGTTAGAGTCTTTAACAGTAGCTCCAAAAGAGATACCAAGGATCTGAGTCTGAGTTGCTCCTGAGATACCGGTAGAGCAGTTCTTGTTGTTAATAGTGGTGATATTAGGAGAGATAGCAGAAGGTGGTGGAGACTCTACCTTTGTCTTGCTGTTAGATGTTGAATCAGTAACAATAGGCTGAGCCTTGGCTGAATATGCAAAAGCAAAGCCAATAAGACAAGCCCAAATAACTAATATCTCTCTCATATTAATCTCATTTGAAGTGACCATTACCAGCTAACCAAGTAACAAGGGCAAGAACCCCAATACCGATAATATAGAATGTCTTTTTAACAACACCTCTGCCGACTGAAATATATACATTGTCGATAACTCTTTCAGTTACTCGCTCAACAATGACTTCAATCTGCTCATCAGTTAAAGGTAGGTGGTTGTCGCTCATAGTTATTCATCCGCAGGTAAAGGCTCATTTCCGAGAGCTACCCACTTTAGGTACTCTTGGTAGTCTGTGTTGGCTGGGTCAAATGGGATGAAAGCGTTGTCAGATAACCTTTGAACTGTATCAATTTCAATTAATTTATACATTTATAACTCCGCAGAAAAATCAATGTAATCAGAAGCAGTGCCTGATGAGTTTAGAAGAACAGGTCTAGGGGCAGTTAGCCCGCTTGCACAAGCCGCAAGAAATGCAACATTATTAGCTGAAGTGCTTATTGAAGCTATAGCTGTAACTGCGTTTTGAACGGATGTATCATTAATACCAATGCCTGAATAATTTATAGATGGCGTTGTTCTTAATGGGCAAGGTATGGCAAAAGGAAACCTTGCTTGAGTGCTTGAAACAGATTGTCCACAACTTAAAAATTGGCTTGCCACAGGAGTTGGGAATCTAACATAATACCTTTGACATAGCTGTAACTCAGTTCCATAAGGTCTGTAATCAAAGCTAGTAGCAGTAGAGCCTTTTTCTAGTTGAACACCTGTGATGTAGAAGGTTGCTCCGTTAGTGCCGACTACTGATGTTGCTCCTGTGGCTGAGAAGAAACGACTACCTGACCATGAGCCAGCAGTTCCAAGCCATGTTGAACCAGCACCTAGACTAAACCGAATCCAAAGTCCGACACCATTGTTAGTTAGCCAAGTTCCGCTTGTATCACCAGCAATTGTTATTGATTTTTGTTCCCAAGTGTTTGCTGCTGAAATTGTAAAACTAAAAGGATAGCTTCTATTACCAGCACTATTTTCAATAGCACCACCAAATGTTCCTGTTAGGCTAGAGCGAACCCAAAATGACAAAGTTACAGCAGATGCACTTGCAGTTCCCCATCCTAAATCGGATGCGTTAAATCCCTCTACGGCTTGAGAAAATAAAAAGAAATCAGATGAGCTAACAGAATATGCTGATGTAGAGGTAACACCAAGATAATTAGTAAATCCTGTTGGTGGAGTTACAGAGCCTGCATTTTGTTGAACAGTAAATTTTCCTGTTTGGCTATTAGCAACAGTCCATCTGTCAAGAGTATAACTATTATTAGGAGTAACACTAGCACCAGCATTTCTTTGGTCAATTACCATTGCACCATTGATGATGCGATTCTTAAATCCAAAGTTTGATGCAGAATTAAAAGTGCCACTTTGTGTAAATCCACTACTTGCAGATACAGCATTATCCTTAAGAAGAACACCATCAATAGTTACCCCTGTTGCTGAAGTCTTTTCGCTAATAGTATCTGTAGAAACAGAAGTATTTGCTGTTAAAGTGGTTACTACTGCTGTATTTGGAGTTGTAGCACCTACAGTACCATTAACAGCACCATTGAAAGGGTCACCACCAGCACCTGTCTGAAACTCTTTCAAGTCTGACATTAGCTGTCGAATAGCATTGTTGATACCTGATGGAGCGCATCCTTCTGCAATATTAATACTATTAATATCAGTATTATTAGCTGGGTCTACATCAAATTCTGAGATTTTTGTTTTTGGCATGGTTTACAATTCCTTTTATGCAATTATCTTACTTAACTGTACCTATTTCAATCATTATAGGCAGATTATCCTATGAATATTTTGGACTCATAGGTGCTTCAATTACCTTCCTAATAATCCTTGTACTTGCTGCTGTTCTCTTTCTCTTAGCAAATCGGATACTGCACCGCCAGCAGCAACTCCTACAGGCGCACCATAAGTACCCTGTAAAGTTGGTGCGGAAAGACCTCTTGTAGCTTGGAAGGCTGAAACAGCACCTCTTGCTGGCTTAACTAGACCTGTAGCTGCTGTAAGACCAGCACCAGTAGCAACATCA